AGATGCCGGGGCTGTTCTCGGACAGCGTCACCGTGCTGTTGCCGGAAGCGGAGGCCATGAGGATAGAGCTGGAGGTCAGCTCCACGCTCATGCCGTCGGTCTTGTCCTCTTCGTAGGTGATTTTGGTGCTGCCGTAGTCGTCGCCTACCGGCTGGAACGTCTTGTATATCAGCTCAAGCTTGCTGTCGATTGTCGTCAGGTTGGTCTCCAGCGTGGCGACGTCTGCTTTAGTGATTGATATTTCCTCTGTTGGATCAGGTGCAACTGTTCCGCCTGTTGGTGCAATCGGAGGGTTAATTAAGCGCGGTGGTTTGTCAACCACACTGACGTCATCTCCATTGCCGGTGATGTGGAACAGCTCCACATCGTAGCGGCGCATCCTGCCGTTGTAGGTGTACTGGTAGATGCCCATGCGCCGGCTGTCGCTGAGCACCACGTTGTACATGTGCAGCAGCTTGGTGCTGTCGTTGGCATAGATGCTGCCGCGCTCGATGTAAAGCGGGTTCTTCTGCCCGCGCAGCACCTCCTGCACGCCTAACCTGTGGATGTCTTGTCCTGTGGTAAAAGTGGCGCTGGTCCAGGTCTCAGATGTTGAGAACGTAGAGGCGCCTGTCTTCACAAATATCTTACCCAGAGGCACCCCGGCTGGCATGTAATCACCAATAAGGACGCGCCCCTGATCCAGCGTGCTGCGAGCATTGAGCGCATTGGTAGCGACGTACAGTATCTCATCTCCGCTGGCATTCTCAATGGCCAGAGTGAACCAGTAAAAGTTCAGGTTTGTTGCCGCCTTCCAGGTTGTATTAGGAGTGCCGTTTGGGTTGAGGACAACGAAATCTAATCCTACCTCAATGCCTGTAAGCTCTTCTGGTATTTCCTCTGTTGTGTAACCGAACCCCCTGTAATTGCCTTGAATGAGCGGGAAGGTGTCGCCGGTTGCGGCGTTTAGGTTCATTAACGGTAGTTCTGTCCTGTCCGTATTGTCGGCAGTCCATTGGGGAGTTCCATATACTCGAGGCGCGTGAGTCGTGCTGAAATTGTAGTAATAAGCTGAACCGCTGTATGTGTGTTCGTGCTTGTGGTATTTGCCTCCTGCCTTTATGGTCAGATTAGCTTGCAATCTTGCCAGTCGGTTGTTACCACCTTGCGGCGTCATGCTATGCAAATACCACCCGTAAACCTTAAACCTTGTCCCAACTGGGAACGTATAGTCGTTAAAGTCAAAGATGTTGGTGCCAAAGGACGGCTCCAAATACTCCTCAGCTACAGCGAGCGGAGCGTTGCCGTTGTATTTGAAAGTGCGCTCCACTCTTTTGAGCGGCAGCTGGTGGGTATATTCCCATCCGGCCTCCTTGATGAGATCGGTCTGGAGCGTGAGGGCCACGTTGACAGTGCTGCTGCTGGTGTAGCTGCCGTCATTGCAGTAGTTTAAGTAGGTAAGAGTAGCGCTGTCGTGGTGGCTGGTAACTGGGATGAACCAGAAGCGCCCGTTGGCCAAGTAGACGCGAGCGTTGAACGTCAAGCAAATTGTGCGCAGCACTTCCATGGTGCTGTACAGCTTCTGCTCACCGTTCTCTTGGACATTTAACCAGGTGTCAGGGTTGATGACGAGGTTGCTGAAAAAGTCACCCGTTCCGTATAGGTTGGAAGGAGTAAACGCGCTGTCCAGGCTTGCGTAAATGTCCGTAGCGCCCCAGTGGTCCTTTGTCCTAATCTTACCCAGAACATGCTTGACAATGATGTCGCGCAATGTGCGCCCATCCAGTATGGTGTAGGGTGCACCGTCGTTATCAAAGTCGATGCCGCTCAGGTTGCCCAAGTCGTCCGCCGCAATGATGCGCACCTCGGCAGGGTATGCCTGGTCCTGGCGCACCACCTGCTCCGGCAGGATGACGCCCGCCCAGTACAGCGTGTTCACCCCGTCGGGATCGTACCGCAAGGTCACCGTCAGCTCCCCGTCCTGGCTCAATGGTAGGTAGTCCAGGAACGTTGTAATGCCCGCGGCGTTCTCGACGATGCTGAACTCAAGGGTGCTGCCGATGACAGGCTGGTGCCGGTCCTCGTTGTTGCCCTCGTAGCGCAGGACGTAGGCATCGCCGCCTACGTTGAACGTAACGATGCTGCCGGCATAGTCGGCGTCATGGATATTGAGCTGCCACTCCTCGCCGAGGATGTCGCTAAACTCTGCCCGTAGGCGTACAGCTGGTGCTGGCATTAGTAACCTCTTGTGCGGTAACGGTCAATGGTAGAACGCTCGGAGCTGAGCAGGATGTCGCGCCCGTCGAGGCGGCCGGTGACCACCACGTTGCCGCCCATGCCGCCCATCATGCTGCGCAGTTTGTCGAGTGGAGCGATGACCTCCGGGTTGGTACGTGCTCCAGGGTACTCACCCACCAGGCCCAGCGTAGGGCCGCTAACGATGCCACCGTTGGCAAAGGCAGTGGCAGCATTTAGGAACCCTTCCACCAGGCTCAGGCCGGCCACGATGAGAGCGGGTGAGGCCAAACCACCGGAGGCAACGTTTGCGGGGTTCAGCGGGTTGGTGGCGTTGGCAATTACGTTCGCCTTGACCATTCCAATCACGCTCTTGATTGTGTCCAGCGCCATGCTCTTGACCATCTCGCCCACCGTCATGGAACCGGTGGCAACATCAGCGACCATGTTGCCGAAATTCTCAGCAAATCCGAAAACAGCATTGGTGGTTAAATCCCAGTGCTGGGCTATCAACTCGGCGTAGTATTTGGTGTCCATCTCCAGCACTGCCAGCTGTCCCAGGTTTTGGTCTACCACCTCGGCCATCAGCTTAGGCTCCATCAGCAGCGGGTTGGCAATCTGCTGCGGCGCGAGGGTAGGCGCAGGCGTCATCGTGCCTGGTGCCTGTCCTGGTCCTGCTTCACCTGCACCACCTGCACCACCTTGACCGGTTCCAGCCTTGGGAACTGGTGCACTTGGCGCCGGCATGGCCGCCAGCTTGTCGCTAAAGTTCTGCACCGAGGCCGCCGCCTCGTCGGACTTGAACTTGATGCTATCGAAGAATGCATCGGTCTTCCCCTGCAATCCATCTAGCCACCCGCCGATGTTGCTATCAACTCCGACGGCGTTGAGGAACGCATCGATGCCACGTCCGATGCTCTCCAGGGCGCCAATGAACGTTCTGCTGATGGTTTGCCAGATGGCTATGCTGATGTTGGCGAGGTAGCCGAGGGCGCTCTTCCAGTCGCCTTTAAGCAGCGCGCCGAATGCGCTGAACAGGTTGCCGATAATTTCCAGCGCACCACGTATCACGCCGAATATCATGTCCATCTGGTTGCCCACGATGCCGATGAAGTCGTCTCCGAACTGGTTCCAGACCACCTGCAGGAACCCGACGAACATGGTCCAGATTTCCTTGATGGCATCCACCGCCGACGCCACCGTCTGCTTCAGCTGGTCCCAGGTCTTGCTTCCGTCGCCGCTGGTGAAGTATGCGTGGATCTGGTCCCAGTTGGCAATGATGAGGGCAATGGCCGCCGCGATAGCTACGGCCACTCCGGTAATTGGGTTTGTCAGAAGCGTGGCATTCAGGGCAATGCCGGCGGCCTTAGCTGCAGCCATGGCCACCTGTATGCCTGCCACAGCCTTTGAGTAAGCAGCGAAGGCCATGATCGCCGGGCCGATGGCTGCCGCGATGCCCGCGATGGCCACGATGGTCTTCTGCGTGCCCTCGTCCAGGTTCATGAACTTGCCCGCCAGCTCCGTAACCTTGTCGATGGCGGCGGTCACGTACGGCAGCAGGATGCGCCCAATCTCCGCGCCGGCCTGCTTCAGGTTGTCCATGGCCGTGCTGAACTTCCCGGCTGCCGTCTGCGACAGGCGCTCCATGGCGCCGGCCGCGAAGCCTCCCTCCTGGGCGAAGCCCTTGAGCACGTCGTTAAACTGCTGGACGCTGACGGCTCCGGCTCCGAGCTTGTCCGCCGGTAGGCCGGTGGCCTCGCTCAGCGCCGTGAAGATGGGGATGCCGCGCTCGGCGAGCTGGTTCAAGTTCTCCAGCTCCACCTTGCCCTTGGCCTGGACCTTCGCGAAGATGGCCGTGATTTCCTCGATGCTCGCTCCGGACGTCGCTGCGATGTCGCCGAGGAACTGCAGCTGCTCGTTCACCTGCGAGATGTCCGTGCCGGCCGCCAGCAGCTGGCGAGCAGCGCCTGCGATTTCCTCGATTTGGAAGGGCGTAGCTGCAGCGAATTGGTTCAGCTGGTCCACCATGGCGGCGGCCTGCTCCGCGCCTCCTGTGAGCGAGATAAACTGGGTCTCCATGGTCTCCAGGTCGGCGGCAGCCTTGACAGCTGCAGCGCCCAACCCGGCAATGGGTAACGTCACGCCCATCGACATGGCCTTGCCCATGTCCATAATGTTGTCGGAGGTCTCCCGTATCTTCCGCTGGATCTTGCCCAGCTCGCGGTTGAACTCCCGGGTGTCCGCACCTACGCGGACTATAAGGTCGCCGAGCTTAGCCATTCTTTCGTGCTATTTGCCGCAAGATAGCCATGCCATCCGCAGCAGGTTTGGACTTCTTCTCCCAGGGGAACTCGATGAGGTCGGTGGGTGACAGGCGCTTCTTGGTATGTGGGTTCAGCAGCATGGTAGCCATCCACCTGGTGCGCTCCCACTCCCTCTGCTCGCGCTGCTCCATCAGCTCGTACATGCCGGTCAGGGCGTTGTTGAACTCGTCGAAGGTGAGGCCGTAAAGCGCCGACGGGGTCAGGCCAAGCTGGCCCAACCCCATCGCCTCAATCTCATCCCAGTTTACCGGCTTGCCTTTGCCCCGCTTTTTTTTTGGGCGTCTCCGCCGAGCAGGGTGCTGACCGCTTCGCTCAGCTTAGGCAGCTCGCTCACCTCGCACAGGTCCAGGAAGCTGTCCACGTCGTAGTCAAACTCTGCGCCTTCTGCCTTAGCTCCTGCCTCGGCGAAGTAGTACAGAAGCTCAGCAATGACGGTGACGTCGTTCTGGTCGATGGCCGCGATGCGGATGCCGGTGTTCCGTTCAAACTTCCGCCACGCGCCCAGGGAGGCGCGCAGCTGGAAGGTCTCAGTGCCGATGGTTACGGTCATGCGATGGTCTCATGTACCACTGCGCCCGTGAGGTCCATAGTCAGCGACCAGGTCACGTTATCCTCAAAGCCAGCGGTCTGCTCGATGGAGGTGATGTAGCCTGCGACGTCAAACTCTTTGTCTCCGACGTTTGGGATGGCGCTGGAACCCACGTTGCTAAACGTAGCGAAGACCTTCGTGCCTGCGACTTGGTAACCGACCAGCGTGTTGAAGCCGTTCGTGGCGTCCTCGGCGAAGTAGCCGCTGACGTTGATAGATGCGGACTTCAGCGCCGGCAGGATTTCCTTCCAACCTGCGGAGGTCTTGGTGGTGATATCGCGCACGTCCGTAGACATGGAGATGCTGCACTCGGTCACGTTAGCGACGACAGTGTGGGTGCCGTCGGTGGTGCCGGTGAAGAAGCGAATGCTCGAGGCATTCAGGATGCCGGTAGTTTGGGGCATGGTATTAGGTGTTTTCGGGTTCCGTATCTACAGCAGCTGCTGCCTTCTTGGGCTTCGCGGCCTTCTTGTATTTCTCGTCCTCCGGGTGCGCGTCTACGTGCCCGCTCTCCACGAGCTTGCGGTAGAATTTCATGGACACCTCGACCTGAAAGCCTTCCGGCCAATCGTAGCCAAAGTCCTGGAGGGGTTGCTTGAGGGTGACAATCATAGTGCGAATGTAAGGAATGCGGGTTACTTCGATTTGCGCTGCGTGATGTACCACTGTCCGCCGATGCAGTGCACGGTGATACCGTCATAGGAGCGGTCCATCGATGCCGATGCGCTGCCGTCGATGGTGACCGTTGTGTCTGCAGCTGCCGGTCGCAGCGTGAGCGTGCGCTGGTTGCTTAGGTGGTCGCCGGTCTTGAGGCGCACCTCGCGGCCCTCGTTGCCGGCCACTACCGGCAGCCGGAGGGTAGCTGCTCGAGAACCAGAGCCGGATGCGTAGTTGGCGAAGATGAGGTGATCGTCGCTGTTCACCGTGAAGGTGGCCCCGTCGGTCAACGCGAGCGTGCGCGGCTCGTCGTACACGGCACCGCGAATGATGAGATCGGGACGGACGGCGGTTACCGTGGGCAGCGTCAAGTTGCCCCGGTCGATGCGCGCCTCGTAGTCGGCCATGACCTTGTACGCGCGCTGCGCCTCCTCGAAGTCCATGGTCTCCGTGGTGTACTGGATGCTCTGCACGTTGACGCCGCTGTACGTGCCGCCCACCCGGTCCAGCGCCAGGCGCACCGCCGAGGCCACGTCGATGACCTGGGTGTAGCTGGTGGAGTAGCAGGCTATCTCGATGCTGGCGGTGTCCAGGGCGGACGGCCCGGTCTGCACGTCGCTCGGGTCGTTGCTGCGGATGTTGTACACGATGTACGGCATGGCCTGCTCCTGGTCCGCCACCTCCGGAAAGATGCGCGTGCTGACCAGCCCCGACACCGTGGCGTCGTTGCTCAGCAGGTAGTAGATGGCTTTTCCTATTGTCATTTCATGTAGCGTGAGAACTCCTTCTGCAACTCGCCTATAAGCTTCTGCCGCATCGTGGCGTCTACAGCTTCCATGGCCCGCTGGTGGACCTTGTAGTTTGGGTGACCGGTGCTCTTCCCGCCGAACTGGTCGGGGAAGTCGCCCTGCTCCACGATGTGTGCGAACCAGGCGTCCGCGCTCGCCGCCACCTTCCGCTTCATCGGGTGGTTGGCGCGCGGTCCTGCCAGGATGGTAGGGAATTTCTTGTTGGCTGTCCAGGTGCCCATCGAACGGCGCAGCGTGCCGCGCTCCACCATCACCTCGCTGCCACGCCGGCGGACGTAGATAGTGCGCTTCGCGTCCTTCACCATGGATTGCGCACGGCGCACGTATATCATGGCGATCTTGCGGTAGGACTTCTGCACCTGCGCTTTATTCAGCTCGCCGAACTCCACCGCCTTGGCGATGCGCGCCTCGATGTTAGCCAGGCCGTCGATGCGTGCGGTAAACATCACTCGCGAATGGTGCAGGTGAGGCGCAGACCGTCGTTCCGGCCAATCTCCTGGACGGTCTCGATGTTGTACAGCTTGCTGTTGTGGCTCACCCGGTCCTTCGGGCTCACGTCCGCCACCGTCGTGCTGTAGCGGATGAGGAAGTGGACCGGCTGCTTGCTCAGCACCTGCGCGCTCTGAATGCTTTCCGTGCCGCTGCCTTCGCGGTAGATGACGTCCGCCCATACCGTCGCCAGCGTGCCCCACGCGTTCACCCGCTCGCCGTAGGTGTTCGTGGTGGTGGTGGTCCGCTCGATAGTGATGCGGTTGTCCATACGGCCGAACTTCATGACAGGACGCGGTAGGGGTTGACCAGTGCTTCGAGGCCCATCTTCAGGCGGGTGGTGATGGTGCCCTGCACCTCCTCCACGCGGGACTCGTACAGGTGGCCCACCAGCAGGCGCACCGCCTGGATGAGCGGCGTGGGGATGGACGCCTCAGTGTAGCCGATAGTCATATTCACCTGCACCCGGTTGAGGGCGTAGTCGTACAGGTCCGGCGGGCTGACGAAGCGGATGCGGGCAGGCTTGCTTACCAGGTCGGTGTAGTAGTGCGTGGCGCCAAGGGTGAGCGTGGTTTGGCTGGTCGAGGTGTACGTGATGGAGCTGATGCTCTGCACCGGTCCTACCGGGATAGCCACCGGGTGCCAGCTGTCCATGTAGCCCACCGCCGTCACGTCGCCGAGGCGGGTGTCCGTGATGCTCTCCACGTAGCTGATGGCCACCTGGCGGAGGGCGGTGATGTACGTGTCCTCGTCGCTGTGATCTACGCGCAGGAACGCCTTAAGAGCTGCCACCGTCACGATGTCGTCGAGCGAGGGCGAACTGGTGATGTTGATGGTCATCATGGCCCGAAAGTACGAAAGCCCGGGGGAGTGCCCCGGGCCTTCGCCTGTGCGGTCGTTGCCTAATTAGGCAGCGTTAATGTCGATGATTTTCGAGAGAGCGCCAGCCTGGCGCACGTCGAAGTCAAAGAAGCGGTTGACATGCAGGACGATCTGCGCGTTGCCGGCAGCGCTGTACGGATCAACCAGCAGGTCGATACCTCCGAAGTAGGCGAGGATGCAGCCCTGCTGGAAGTTACCGAAGAGCATCTGTCCAACTCCCGAGCTGGCGTCAATCAAGTACGGCGTAGCCACAGCCGGGTAACCGTTGAAGGTGTTGCTGGCGAGGTCGTACAGAGCAGAGACAGAAGCCACCTGCGCCAAGTTCTTCGCGAATTTGTAAGCGGAGGGAGACATGACGTACCGTGCAGCTGCGAGGTTTCCACCTGCTGCGAGTACTGCCGATTCCATAGCCACTGCAATAGCAGCGGTGAGGGTCGTCGTGCCGTCCGTCGACTGGTTGTCGATGGTTGCGCCGTCGAGCGTGTCGAACGCTTTGGTGTCGATGAAGGCGTTCATTGCGTTCTGCAACTCCTGCGCGATGACCAGGTCCACTGCTGCGCCGCCCTGGAGCAGGAGCTGCTTGGAGTAGGTGGTCTTTGCAGATACGCGCTGCGGAGCCAGCGTGACCTCGTCCATCTCGAGGGCAGATGCCGCGTTGGCGTCAACTTCGCCCTCGGCCGTGCCTACTGCCTTCACAGAGACGCGCGGGAACTTCACATTGCCGGTGAGGTTGCTCAGCGTGGTCGTGCCCAACTGCTCGATGACAGACGGTGCGCGCAGTGCTTCGATAGCTCCGCCCACGTTCACAGGAACGAATGCCGCTCCGTCCGTGGTAGCTCCGTATGCGCCGGCCGTGAAGTTGTCGGCAGATGCGCGGAGCAGAGCTTTGGTCGGGATAGCCACCTGGCCGAGAACCTGCAAGCCCTGGGCCCGCATCTCACGCTGTGCCTCCTGTGCCCACTCTGCCTCTGCACCCTCCAAGCTGCGGCCGTTAGCTGCAGACATGATAGCGCGGGACAGGCTGAAGTGACCGTTGACGCGCTCGATTTCGCGCTTCTCGGTGGTCGATGCCGTGCCGCTGTAAGCTACGCGGGCGACCATGTTCTCGTGGTCGGCGCGGTGCTTGATGCGCTTGTCCAAAGATTCAACCTCGCCAACCAACCATGCAGCCCGCTGCTCTTCAGCTTCGGTCATGGTGCGGCCTTCTTTCTCAGGGTTCTCCACGAGGGCAACGTGCTCCTCGTAGTGCTTGGCGCGGAGCGCCTTCAGTTCGTTCAAGTTCATGGTTCTAATATTAACTGGTGCGAATGTAGCACGTTCAGAATTTACGGGTGTTTCGGGCATCACGTCCTCCTCCTCCTCGACGGCCTTGGCCATCTCGATCTTGACCTTGATGTCGTCGATGGCTTCGAGGATGTCGTCGAGCAGCTCCTCGTCCTCGGGATCGATGGAGCGCTCTTCCTGCTGCGCCTTCATGCGAGCGGCCACCGTCGTCGTTGGGTAGGCCGGGTACGTCACCGGGCTTACGTCGAGCAGGCTGCCCATCCGCTTGATGGTGCGCAGGTTCTGCTTGCGGTCCCACTCCTCATCCTCGATGGTAAAGGCAAAGCTTGACTGCGAGATGTCGCCGCGCTTGATGAGCTTGTACAGGTCGCGGCCCTCGGTGGTGTCCGCCAGGCGTGCCGTGTAGCGCAGGCCGTTGTCGTCCACCTCCAGGTCGAGGGTGCCGTTGGTGGTGCGTGCCAGTGGGACGCCGGCGTGGTTGATGAGCAGCCGGACGTCGTCCTCCATCACCCCGTCGAACGCTCCGCGAGCGATGCGTTCGTTGAAGTATCCGAGGTCGGTGACGTCGTCGAACATGGCAGCGTAACCGCTGATGGTCAGGGTGTCGTCGGAGGCCGCACGGACCTCGCTGACGCGCAGCTCGACCGCCTCGCCGTACTGGCTGCGGACCTCCTGCTCAAATGCTTCCTGAGTTTTCATTTGCTATTTTTTGCGAATATGCGCCAAACTGGTCAAGGGCGATTTGGTTAACCTGGACGGTGTGGATGTCGCCGCCTGGCACCGGGTTCAAGTCCTCCTTGCTCCGCGCCTCGTTGATGCTGATGACGCCGGCCTGCAGCATCTGCTGATAGAAGTTGGCGCGCGCAGCCATGTCGCCGCGGTACAGGTCGTTCAGGGCGAACTTGGAGTAGATGCGCGGACGGTCGAACGACGGGATCAGCTTGCGGTCAATCTCCTGCTCGATGCGGTTGGCCCACGGCGTCACCGTGTGCTTGGCGAACTGGAGGTTCTGCTGCTCGACGTTGTTAAACGTCGTCTGCGAGGGCAGCTGCACCAGGCTCGGCGGCACGCTGAAGATGCGGCAGATTTCCTCCGCCTGGAACTTGCGGGTCTCAATGAACTGGGCCTCGTCCGGCGAGATGCTGATGCGGTTGTACTTGAAGCCGAACGGCAGCAGCTTGGTGCCGGCTTGCGTCTGCGCCTTGTTCCAGCTCTCCTGGATGACGTCCATCTGCTCCTTCTTGAGCGGCTGGTCCGTCGACAGGATGCCGGTCATCTGCCCGCCACTGCCAAAGTATTCCGCCCCGAAATCCTGCGCGGACTTCGCCAGCCCCAAGTTTTCCCGGTGCAAGCGGATGGGCGACATGCGGAACAGGTTGCAGATCTCGAGCATGTTCTCCGTGCGCACCACGCCGTAGTCGCGGACCACATACACCGGCTCGTTGTTGACCACCTTCGCCTCGACGTCGTAGTAGTCCACGATGGTCATGCTGCTGGCGTAGCCACGGCTGTCACGCTCGATGATGGCGTAGCCCATCCCGTACAGGCAGGCCTACGCCACGATGGTCTCCCAAAACTCGTAGGCCGTCTGCCGGCTGTTGGGCTCGTACTTGATGAGGTCGTGAGCAGGGTGCGCGTTGGCTACGTCTACCGATGCGCCGTCCCTGACGTAGACGTCGAGGCCCAGGCTGCTGATGGTGCTTGCAATTTTGTAGACGCAAGCGTACACGGTAGAGATAGCTAACGAGCTTTGCTCGCTGACGTTGGCGCCGCTCCGGGTCATAGCATAAATGCCCAGCTCCTGCGCGATGGTGGCGCTGTCAAACTTGCCGATGCGGGCCCGCTTCTGCAGCCCCAGACGTTCCCAGATGGTAGCCATGTGCGCCAAAGGTAATCAGAGTGAAATAACGCCCAGGAACTCGTCGAAGCTGCCGCTCGTGCGCTCGTGCACGTACTCGTTCATGGCGATGATGGAGGCGATGACGCCGTCGACCTTCTTGCTCTCCTTGTAGCTCTCCTTCACCACCGCCGGCCATGACCGGAACAGCATCTGCTGGGAGGTGCACGAGTATGCACGCCAGGTGAAGGAGGGCAGCGTCAAGGATGAGACTTTCCTGCCGGTGCTGTACGCTGCCGATGCGGAGGACGACTGGAGCCTGGAGGAGACCTGGAAGAAAGCGAACCCAGGCTACGGCAGCATCTGCCGGAAGGAGTACTTCGAGCAGGAGGTGCAGAAAGCCAAGAACGTACCCAGCTACCTCAACACGTTCCTGCGGCTGAACCTCAACGTATGGACGACGGCCGAGACCGCGTGGATCCCCGACGACATCTTCATGCGCGGAGCCGACCCGCTGCCGCCCGACGAGGTGCTGCGCGGGCTCCCCTGCTGGGGCGGCCTCGACCTGGCCTCCACCACCGACTTGACGGCGTTCGCGCTCTTGTTTCGCGACGACGAGGCCGACTGCTTCTACCTCAAGGTCCACCAGTTCGTCAACCAGGACAAGGCCGAAAGCAAGAAGCTGAGCGCGGGCATCGACTACATGCGCTACGCGAAAGAGGGCCACATCACCGTGACGCCCGGCAACGTCACCGACTTCCGGATCGTGAAGGAGCACATCCTCGAAGCGGCCGGCAAGTACGACCTGCGCTCCATCGGATACGACCCACGATTCTCGACCTACATCGTCAGTGAGCTCATCAGCGAGGACGTCGACATGCGGCCGATGGCGCAGAACATCACCACCATGAACGGGCCTACCAAGGAGTTCGAGATGCAGGTGATGCAGGGCAACATCGTGCACGGCGGCAACGAGGTGCTGCGCTGGCAGATGGGATGCGCGGTGGTGTACACCGACGTCAACGAAAACAAGCGCGTGACCAAGGAGCGCAGCGAGACCAAGAAGGTAGACGGCATCATCGCCTCCATCATCGCCATGAACGAGTACAGCCACTTCCGCACCAGCGGCAGCGGCGAGGAGTTCTGGGGCGTTATTTCGCTTTGAGTACTTTTGACGCACATGGCTACTATCCTCGAGCGCCTCGGCA